CTATTGCAATGAGCAATGAGGCCCATAGTATAAGAACTGGTCCTCTTGGAGATTCTCCATCCGCTAGTTATCCCGACTCTGGTACAACCTTTGACGTATTTGAGGGAAATGTTCAGTTGGATTATGATGATACTGTTCCGTATGATGTTAGCACATATCGAATAAGTGCTGATACTAGTCCGACTAGTGATATTACAATTGGTACTGCATCAACGGCTGCAAACGGAAAAACTCGAATCATTGGTGATCACAGTAATATGGTCAATGGTGATGACCAAATCGTTTATGAAGTTACTGTTAAAAGAGCTGATGGCACCGAAACAACCTTTACGAGAACTCAGACCTTAAACAAGTCCGAAAAGGGAGAGACCGGAGATGATGCAAAAACTGTAAGACTCACGGCTGACGACTATGTGATTGAGTACGATCAAAGTGGAAAGAATCCTGATCCTTCATCAACAATAACTCTTACCGCAACTTCTCAGAATTTTGTTGATCCGTATTTCAAATTTACGGGCGATGGAATTACGGATGAAACCGTATATACGGATGGAACTGGAGACAGTGACACTTTTAGTTTTTCTGTTCCGGCTGATTACTCGTCTACACCTAAAACAATTCGAGTCGGTGTTGCAGAGGCAAGTGCAGATACTGTTGAAATCGCATTTGATTCAACCACAATCGCATCCGTTAAAGAAGGATCAGGCAACATTGCGGCTTTTCTTTCTAATGATTCACATGTTTTTCCAGCGAGTTCAAGTGGAGCAGTATCGTCTTATTCCGGAAGTGGAACAAGGATTGAAGTTTACGAAGGTGCAGTTGAACTTGATTATGATGGAGTAGGAACTTCGGCTGGAACATTTACTGTATCAACATCCGGTATAAACATAACTCCCGGCAGCGTTACTGAATACGATTCTCCTCCGTTTAATTCACCGCAGGGATATAAAGCTTTGATTGGAGATCATAGTGGAGTAAACGATGGAATTGATAATAGCACAATCGTATATACAATTTCCGGAACAAGAGGAAACGGTGATGCCTTTTCAGTCACAAAGAATCAAACTTTTAGTAAATCCAAAAGTGGTATAAATGGTACAGATGGCACCGACGCTGCTGCGGTCAAATTGATTGCAGACACACATGTTATTCCTTATGCGACAGCTGGAGACGAATCACCCGAAACTTCGGTTGGATTTACTACCGAAATTCAGAGTATCACAAATCCTTATTACGAATTTTACGTAAATAAACTTGATGGATCCGGCGACGTTGAAAAGCAGGCAATCAGCACAACGTCTACGTTTACACTGGCGGATGGTGACGAACCTGCTATTGGTAAATCTGTTACTGTAAAGGTAAAAGTATACGAAGGAAATTCACCAATCGCCGAAGGACCAGTTGCAATTGATTCCGTATCAATTTACGCCGTACAGAGTGGATCAGATGCGGTCATTGGATTTCTGACAAATGCCGCACACGTCGTAGTAGCGGATAGTTCCGGAACGGTGTCCTCATTTACAGGTGCTGGTGGAACTTACAAAGTATTTGTTGGTAACACTGATGTTACCACGAGTTGTACATTTTCGGTGAGTTCTGAAACGGGTGTTGATGTTTCGATTGGAGCATCAACTGGTGTATATACTGTTTCATCGATGAGTGCCAATCAAGGTACTGCAACATTTCAAGCAGTTATACCAGCCGCAACCGCTGGAGCTTCAAGCGATGTTACTATTACATCCGATTATTCTATATCTAAGTCGATTGAAGGTACAGGTGGTGATCCAGGCGATGATGGAAATGATGGAGCACGAAAAGTAAATGGTATTCTTTTTTGGGCTGATGAAACAATTGTTGGTACTGCTTCACAATCAATAACCGATGGTCTTAAAGATACTACCAAAACATTATCTACCTATCATGATGCAATAAGCGGAACTTTTGAAGTAGCGAATACTACTGTTGATGCTACGACTTTTTATACCGTAACTGGCTCACCTGCTGCTGACGAATTAAGTATAACAGGACTCAATTTTACTTCTGGAGATGGATATCTAATTCGGCCCAAAACAGACATTGGAACAGCCGCTACTTACGATTTCACCTCAGTTGATTCTCCTGGCGATGCTGCATTCAATGATTTAGATGCTCGATGGAGTACAGAACCACCCGAAGTTCAGGTAAATAAATCCTACGAAAGATATTGGGAAGTCGCGTTTAGCTCCGTTGAAACTCTATCATCGGGTGTGGGAACTGGATCTGGCCCCGTAACATTTGGAACTCCTGTTCCTTCTATTCGATTTGGAGTAAACATTCAATCAGATAATTTCCAAGCAGGTTTAGAGGGTTGGCAAATTCAAAGAGATAGTGGAGACGCCGAGTTTAATAATGTAACTGCTAGAGGATCCTTGAAGGGTGGTAAGACTGGGCCTAAAGATTACCTTGCGTTTCAGTCTCCTAATGATGATAGTCCTGCTCCGTTTGATGCAGATGGAATTGATAGTCCACCGAAGCTAGTTCATACGGGTTTTTACGTTGGGCCCGATGACAGATCTCCTACCAGTTACGATCTTATCATAGGTGATGATGAACATCAACTTAGATTTGATGGATCAAAGGGGAGATTGGACTTAAAGGGTGTAAATAATCTTGGTGTTGCTGGAACATTTGAAGTAAAGGGTAATTCAACACTACCAGATACTGTAATCTACGATTTCGCCAATGAAGGTACTACTACAGCCAATGAGACTAATGTTTCGGTGAGAATGTATGCCGGTACGCTTGACTCGCCAACGAATAATACCAGAGTTGCACATATTGTTACTCGAACTGCGGATGGAGGTGCTGGGGCAGGTAATACCGATGGTCGTTATGAAATAAAGGATACATCAATAGCCAGAGATCCTGGCGAAATGACCGGAGGAGCATATCTAACCTTTGATCAAATTATACTCAGGGCTGATGATACTAACACTCTCAGATTCGTACATTTTGAGGCGGATGGTGATGCATATTTTTACAATAGAGTAGGTATAGGTCGTTCTCCAACCGGATCATACGAACTGGATGTAGTTGGTGATATCAATTTCACCGGAAATTTAACACAAAATGGTTCAATCTATGGTGGTAGTGGCGGAACTCTGACTGGTTCTGGAACTGCAAATAAGATTTCTAAATGGTCTGGTTCAACTGCATTGACTGATAGTCTTATTACTGATGATGGAACAACAGTCACAGTTGCCGGTAATCTTACGGTCAACGGAACAACCACAACCGTTAATACAACCAACACAACCGTAACCGATAATCTTTTAGAGCTCAATTCGGGTGTTGCAAGTAATGCAAATGATACTGGTATCATTATCGAAAGAGGATCAACTGGTGACAACGCATTGTTTATCTGGGATGAGTCTGCGGATAAGTTCGCTCTTGGAACAACTACCGCAACTGCTAGTTCAACCGGAAATATTACTTACGCGGATGCTGGACTCATAGCCGGAACATTAGATATTAGTGGCGATGCGGCGTTTGATACGGACACACTCTTTGTAGATGTATCTGCTGATCGAGTTGGAATCAATGATTCAACTCCTTCTTATTCTTTGGATGTCAATGGCACGGGACGTTTCACTTCCACTGTACGGTTTGACGGACAAACTCAAAACTACAACGGAGCATACGACATTTACCGAAGCGGAGCTGGTTACTTGCGTCATCGCATTGCTGATCAAACTTTAAGCTTGGGCGTAACTAATACGGCTGGAACAGTACACTATCCAATCGTTATGGCTGCGTCTACCGATGTTCTCCTTTTTAATAATGAGGAAGGGGAGATGGCTCGCTTTGACACGAGTGGCAATTTAGGCATAGGCACTACGTCGCCTTCTGTTCCATTGCAAGTTGATCACACTAATGGAGCAGGTATTTTACTGAGAAATGACACCTCAAGCACCCCAAGTCCATTCATAGAAGTTAGAGGACAAAGATCTGATACAAACAACTCTTCAGTTTGCGCTGGTGGTATAGCTCTTACTCGGTTTGCGACAGGTGTTCAAATAGTTGACGCCAATGACATTGGATCGATTTACTTCGGTGCGGGACATGGGGCGAGTTCTGCGCCCGAAGCAGACATTCTCTTAACTGCAAGTATTTGTGCTGAGGCAGATGAAACTTTCTCTGACGCGAATAACATGGCCACCGATTTGGTCTTTAGAACTGGATCAACTGGTCGAGCTTACACCTATAATCTATCCTACGGCGATAGTGAGGTTATGCGAATTGTACATGAAGCACGAGTCGGCATCGGCACTACGACACCTGACTACAAGCTCGACATCAACGACGATGCGGCAACCGGAGCTGGACTGAGAGTACAAGGTGGAGGCGCCGGGGCCCCGCTTGCTAGGTTCGAGCGTGATGTCGGATCATCAGGATGTTTCATTGACATAACTTGCAGCAGTGGTGATCCTCAAATTAGGTTCACCGAATCCTCGGGAGTTGACTGGTCTATCGGTGTTGAAGGTAACGTATTTGAAATCGTTGACGGAAGTGCTCTCAATGGAACATCCAAGTTTGAAATCAACTCTTCGGGTGATGCTACCGCTGCGGGAGATATAGTTGTTCAGGGCGGTGTTGGAACTTTTGGTATTTCTGACACAACTCAGGGAGTTATCAATATCTACGGAGGCGCTACGGGTGGTGAAGGTGGAGAGATAAGAATCTTCAACAATGCCGATGATGATTCTACATATGACTACTGGCGAGTTGATAGTGATGGAGGCGGTAACTTTAGAATAGGTCGAACGGGTCTTACAGACTTTGCAATGAATCTGAGTGGTCAAATCTACGATATGCCACAACTTATTCAGAAATTAGATATAACCGTAGCTGGTACTTCAAACAGTAGTACAGGTCTGGAAATAAACAGCACTGGAACCAATTTTGAATCTGACACTGGCATGATAGAAGTTACTCATGCAGGATCTGGAACACCTACAGGTGGATTCTTTTGCAAATTCAATCATGGCGGCACTACAAAGTTCTCCGTTAAGGGAACTGGTGATATAGAAACGACTGGTGATGTAACAGCCTTTGTTTCGGATGAAAGACTGAAGACTCGTGTTGATACGATAGACAATGCGGTTGAAAAGGTTTGCAGTTTAAATGGATTTATTTACAAGTTTAATGATACCGCAAAGGATCTTGGTTTTGATACCGAGAAACGACAGGTCGGTCTTTCCGCACAGGAGGTTGAGAAGGTGTTACCTGAAGTCATCAAACCTGCTCCAGTCGATGATAAATATAAGACATTGGACTACGCAAAGATCGTACCACTTCTTGTCGAAGCAATAAAGGAACAACAGGAACAGATTGAGAATCTTCAGAAAAAATTGGAGGAGATGAGTAAGTAATGGCACTTCAAGGCAGTGGACAGATAGATTTAAGTGATATTCAAACAGAGTTTGGAGGATCTAATCCAATCTCTATCAATGAGTATGTTGATAAAAGAGTCACTGGTTATAAAACAATTGGTAATGATAATAGTCTTGCTTTTTCGGATTTTTATTATGGAAACGCATCACCTCTATTGAACTCGACAATGACTGTTGAGGAAACTTATATTGAAACACAATCTTTACAATATACTGGAGCATACACACCAAATTACGGTACAGCATACAACACTCCAATCCTTGGATTTTATGATACTTCATATTTTGATATAACAACTTATCCTTCTCCAGCTCCAACCGGAATACCAAGAACTGTTTATAATTACAATTTAGTGGATGCCGATAATTCTTTTGGTTCCATGACTGACGTTACCTTTACAGGAAACAATTCCGTTTCTGCTACAATCAGTGGACTGTTTTGGAAAGCTGGAAGTGATATTAGTGGAGCGCCCGGCGAAGCACCTAAACTTTGGATGACTCTGACAAATACGAATGCTCCTACCTTTCGTTCAATTACTGTCAATGGTAATGCTTACTCTTACGCATCAGCAAATCAAGGTACAACCAGAAGGGGTGGTGATCCTATCTATCGTTATTACAATTGGACCACGACGGATGCGGGCGAAGAATTTGGACCGTTCGAGGATCCAGCATCCACATCAACCTGCCTAGTTTGGATAACACCATGATCATATTATATTCTAAGAACAGCACAATTCTTCGTGTTCCAAAAACTGGAAGTACAACTCTACAGTCATCCATTCGATTTTCGGCCGGATGTTTTGGTGAAGGAGATCGTTCCACGGGTGTTGATGACGCAAATCTTTCACCTATTAATATCGATGATTATGTTTCTTTTTTTAATCAAAGATTGTCATTGAGTCAAAGCATTAGAAATAAAAAAATTGATGCTCGAGCAAATGGTACTGATGCGATTTTTACTGACGATGAACAGGCTCTGATTGATCTGCGAACCGAAAGAGCAAGTAATAATACATTCACTCAAACACCACTGCCTCACGCTACACTTGATAATCTTACGGATGAGAATAGTTGGGGATTTTTAAATTATTTGACTACAGAACAGATACAAAGTTTCAACCATTATGCTTTCATAAGAAATCCACTTAAGAGAATTATCAGTGGTTACTTATTTTCTTGGAGTCGAATCATTCCTCTTACCATTTCAAATTTTCACAATTTTGTTAATTCAGATGATTTCGCGAAAGGATTGGTGTTTCGAAAACAGATTGACTACTTCAAGTATAACAATGAATTGATAGTTACACCTCTTCTTTTCGAAAACTATGAAACCGAAATGAATAATCTCATCACAACTTTGGGAGGAACATGTTTATCAGAATACCCTAAGTTCAAATCAGGTCTAATGAATACGCTTTCACTATCGGATCCAAAACCTTCTGTAGAAAATTGGATTGAACCTTACTCCGACATAAAGGACAAAATACTTAACCACTATTCCGAAGATGTCACTCTATGGCAGAACACTTCGGGACAAACATTATAAACAATGACATACACATTCGAAATACTACGTATAGTAACAGAAAAACAAACAGCCGAAAGTGATGAAGTAGTTCAGAACATTAAATACTCCATACATGGAACCAATGACGCAAGTCCAGCGCAAACCGCTTCTCATCTGGATATTTTGAAGTTGCAAGATTCTTCACCTCAAGTTCTTTGGAGTGATTCTATGAGCGAATCAGACGCCGTTGCAATTGTTCGAACAAAGTACGACAACGATGCAGATTTTAGAACAACCGTAAACGATTCTATTGCTGCTTCTATTGTTGCATCTCAACCAATAACAAGAGTTATGTTATCAGAAGATTTACCTTGGAATTCTTAAAAAGTGAACTATACATTTAAAATCAATAAAATTATATCTAAAAAAGATCCCGGCTCGTCAGATGAAATAGTCGAGAGGATTTATTATACAATAATAGGAACTACTGATAGTAGTCCAGAGGAAACCGCATCCTACGATTGGTCAGTAACGTGTCCATCGGATGAATTGGTGTGCAATAGTGATCTTACAGAAGATCAGGTTATTGCAATTGCTAGAAGAAAATTCGACAATGATGCGACATGGAGAACAGAAATCCAGAATGCCATTAATGCAACTATTCTAAAAAAGAGAACGACAAAAAAGAGTTACACACTTGGGAGTTTACCTTGGAATTCTTAGAGGTAAAACATATAAATAGATATCATGGCGATTATAGATAAGAATAGGAATGACAACGGTGTTTTCGTCAAATCATCGAATATTGCTACGTCTTCTGTTTATTCGGATTTAGATCTATTGTTTTCCATTCATCCCAATCTTGATGATATCACACCTCTTAAAGATGTTGAAGCTGTTAAACAATCTGTAAAGAATCTTGTTCTTACTAACTTTTTTGAAAGACCCTTCCATCCCGAGATTGGTGGAAACGTAACCGCAAAACTTTTTGAACCAGCTGACAAATTCACCGCAATCGAAATACGTGATGAAATTAAGGAAGTCCTTAAAAATTTTGAACCAAGAGTGAATGGTGTGAATGTGGAAGTGTTTGACAATTTAGATGCAAATGCATTTCTAGTCAATATTGCATTTAACGTTATATACTTGCAAGAGGAAACCGAAGTATCATTTAACTTACAGAGACTGAGATAATATGGCCCAATTTAATACAACCGAACTTGACTTTGATCAGATAAAGACAAACCTCAAGAACCATTTCAAACGAACCGGAAGTGCGTTTGCCGATTGGGATTTTGAAGGGTCTGGCCTCAGTTCTCTTCTTGACGTTCTTGCGTACAACACACACTACAATGCGGTCAATGCTCATATGGCGATGAACGAATCCTTTTTGGATTCCGCACAGTTAAGAGCAAACGTTGTTTCACGAGCAAAACTTCTGGGATACACACCTACCAGTCGAAGCGCCTCGGTCGCGACGATCAATATGACATTTACTAGAAAGGGTACAAGCACGGCCGAAGAATATACACTTCCGAGAGGAACAAAGTTCACATCGACTATAGATAACGTAACATATACCTTCCAGACAATTTCTGATACAACAGTTGGATTGAGTGACACGAATAAGTTTGCCTTTACCAACCTGAAGATCTATCAGGGGATTCGACGCACAACTGATTTCGTCGTTGATAATAGTTCTTTTCAAAAATTTCTAATCAATCACGATAATGCAGATACTTCTACCTTACAGGTTCAGGTTTTTCCAACACTCACAACTGCTACTCCAGATACTTACACAAAATTTACAACATTTAGTGGAATAGACGATACAAGCAAGATATACTTTCTGAATGAAAACGGAGGAGGGTTTTTTGATGTAACCTTTGGTAATGGTGTTCTTGGAAAAAGTTTAAGTCCTTTAGATACGGTTCGTTTAGACTATCTTACAACTGCGGGAGCTCCTGCAAACGGCGCAACAAGTTTCACATACGCAAGTGGTGCAGATAGCGTCATTGATGGAAATGGTGCTCCAGTTCTTGTTGTAAAATCTCAGGGTGGAGAAGAAAGAGAAACACTTTCAAGCATAAAGTACAATGCTCCTTTGACATTTGTTTCACAAAATCGTGCGGTCACTGCCGAAGACTATAAGACTCTTATCAAACAAAATATCAGTAACGTAAAGGACGTTGCGGTTTGGGGTGGACAAGACAACGATGTACCAAACTTCGGTGAGGTCAATATCTCAATTCGTCCTTTGGACTTGACACAAACTACTCTTACAGACAGTGAGAAATTGACAGTCGAGGCTCTACTTGATGATCGAAAGGTTATAGCAATTAAGCCACGATTGAGAGATCCTCTTTACACTTTCCTCTATGCAGAAGTTTTCTTCAAATTTAACTTGACACTTACGAACAAGACAAAGGAGGAACTTAACACAAATGTAAGAAACACAATCACCACCTTTGACTCGGACAATTTGAACAATTTCAATGGTGTATTTCGTTTCTCTACTTTCCTTAAGGCGATTGATCAAACCAACCCAGCGATTCTTAATTCGGTTGCTCGAATATACGCCTACAAAAATCTTACGATCACAGTTACCGGAAGTGAAAGCGAAAACGACAATGTTGATTTTGGATTTGCCCTTGATGGAGAAGTCGATCAAACAGACTCAATGATATCCTCAACTAGCTGGACTTATCTTGGAGATAATGTACAACTCGGTGATGAAAAGATTGTTGGTGAAACCGAAAGAAGAAAAATATTTGTATTTAAGAGAAGAACAAATGGAACACTTGAAAAGATCGTACAAAGTGCCGGATTCCTCTTTCCTGCAACTGGTGTTCTTCAACTGAATAATCTACCTGCATCCTCTACAAATACAATAAAGGTGAAGGTTCGACCTGCGGCGGATGACATTGTAGCAAAGAGAAGAGAAGTTCTTTCCTTTGATCTTGGAGAGACACAAGTAAACGGAGATATTGATTCCAGCACAAGCGGAACTGCCGCTCTTCTCTCAGACTACACAACAGTATCCCGTGACGGATAATTCGTATGGCTCATACACAAAAAACAATAGGAGAGATCAGTACCCATAATCGGGAAAAGGAGAGTGTAAACTCTATCTTTCCTATACAACTTCGAGCAGCCGCGACTACTCTCATCTCGTTTCTTGAAGATTATTACGAGTATCAAAACCAAAAAGATCAACCAACGAATATCATAGATCGTATTGCTCTCGAACATGATATTGATTTTACCGACGAAACATATTTAGACGAACTCAAGAAAGAGATTGCGAGAGAGATACCAAACTCTGATGTTCTGAACAATCGTCAACTCTTTCGAAACATCGTTGAACTCTATAAGGCCAGAGGATCGCAAGACAGTATTCGCATCTTCTTTCGTCTCTTCTTTGACGATGAAGTAAATATAGAATATCCTTCAGAAAAACTTTTTAGAACATCTTATGGTGGACAAAGTTGGACTTCCCATGATAATCGATTGCTCAATAGTGATAGGTGGCAAAACTATTCCTATGTAATCAATAGTGGGATATCATTTGATCGATGGAAACAAGCGTATTTCAAACTCATACATCCTGCTGGTTTGAAACTCTTTCCTGATTTGATCGTCGAGTCCAGAGCCCTAAGAACAGATAGGACAACCGTTCCTTCTTTCACAACTACAGAATCTAACTGGGTACAAGATCTTTATACTGGTTTATCAAATCATACACCGACAAATCAGCCTGGGTGGATAGAAGTAATATAAATAAAAGAATATGCCCGCGATAATTACAGATGATCATCGGAAGAACAATGCAAATGCATTCGTTACAGACGTAAACACTTTAGCACTTGATTCACCTCTCACACAAGCAAGCGGATATTACATCGGTATTGGTAAGAGTGATCCGTGGTCTGATGAGACAACACCTCCTACTCCAACCGGAAGTGAACTTGAAAGACAGGATGCGATTCAGAATCTCATCTCAATGAAGCTTCTTTCTTCGACTAACATCGAAAGACTTCTACCCAAGACAAATCAGTCGTGGTCTTCCGGTAATGTTTGGAAAAGATATGATCGTACTGATCGCACATGTTTCAACATTGCCTATGATGGTAGTACAGTAACCTCTCGCGGATGTTACGCAATTGGTACTGATGGATACCTTTATCTTTGTCTTGATAATAACAGTGGAGCCAATAGTACAGTCGCTCCTCAAAGTTCTTATGACAGTCCTTCCGCAACTGCAAATGGTGAAGTCTCACAGGGAAGTGATGGATATATGTGGGTTCGAATAGGACAGGTTCCGACCGGAAGTGATTTCGCGAACTCCTCTACATTCTTTGAGATTCCTACCAATATCACACCACCCGCAAACTCAACACAGGGTTTGCTCTATGGGTTTAAGATCGTTTCGGCTGGAAGTGGATACACCAATGGAATTTATCCAGCAACTCTTCGATACACACAGATAGATGGTTCAACCGGAACTACTGCTCTTAACATTCTTGTTGCTGGAAAAAAGGTAACTGAAGTTATAAGTGGTGATTCTCCTATGTCATCACCAGTGGATTCTTTGATTTTATCAGATTTTGTTGGATTTGGCGTTGGAAGTAGAAACGGAATCCTCAAGGCAAGTATTGATTTTACTTCTGCTGCGACTACCGATTCACCATACGTTGAAGCAGAGATCCAACCCTTGATCGCTCCTTCGGATGGATTTGGTGCAAACAACCTTGATGTTTTTCCGGCATTCTATCTTGGAGTATCTTCTGATTTTAACGGAACGGATAGTGGAGAAACTCCGGTTGATCTTACGTTCCGTCAAGTCTCGATTGTTAAGAGTCCAAAATTTGATTCAGTAAACGACTCTCCTATAGATTACGGAACGATTGATTCACTCTCTCATATTGTAATGGATGGATCTGTTAATTTATCTTCTATCACACCTGCCAGTGGATGGTATCTTCAAAACACAACTACCGGAGAGAAGGCTTGGATTGATTACATAGATGCTAGTGGAACACCCGATAAAATCTACTTTCATCAAAACAGTTCAACTACCGTAACACAAGACCTTCTTCCAAACAGTGGAACAATCAAACTGTACAATGCAAGTGATGTTCAACAACCCGATGCATCAACCACATTTGCGTATACTTCAATTGTTGACTCTGAACACTACGATGACGCTCTTGATGTATCTCCACTTAACTCACCAATAACCCTTTCGCAATTGGATCTCACCGGAGAAGTCCTTATGCTCGATAACAGAACATCTATAACAAGATCCAGTTCACAAAATGATAAAGTAAGAATAGTTTTACAATTCTAAAGACCTATGGCTATCAACACTACACTCTACCAATCTTCACCATATTTTGACGACTATGTATCGTCGGGCAACGAAGCAAAGGGACACCTCAAAATACTTTTCAAACCCGGCCTTCCGGTACAGACTCGCGAGCTCAATCAACTCCAGACTCTTATACAGTCTCAGGTAGATCGTTTTGGATCACACGTCTTCGAAGAGGGAAGTAAGGTTATCAATGGTGACGTTACGATTGACGGAAATCTTTTCTGGGCAGATGTTACACTCACTCATGCCGATCTCAAAATCGGTAGTAGTAGTCCAACCGCCGCAGATGTTGCGACAAGATTAGCACTACTAACAAATGTAGACTCCGTAACTTTAGAATCTCCGGAATCAATATCTCTTACTGCTGATGTTGTCAGTGTTGAGGCAATAACGACCACTACGAGTACAACCAAGTACAGACTTTTCCTAAGATACACCAAAAAAACTCAAACCAAGGCCTTGTTTGGAACGGATGTTACAATTCGTGCAAAGAACACAATCTCTGGTACTTCTGTTACATCCGGAACTTCAATCGGAACAGTTGCAGCTGCGGGATTTGCAACTAAGTTGCATGTTGATAAGGGAATCTTTTTCGTTGCGGGTCACTTTGTAAATGTAGAAGCGACAGATGTAATCATTGAGAGACCAGACGCAGATACACGACTAACTGGTAGATTGGCTTTCAAGGTAACTGAGGCGATCAAAACTACTGCCGATGACTCTTCTTTATTCGATAATGCAACCGGAGTTCCTAACACTTCTGAGCCTGGTGCTGATCGATACACAATTTCACTTGGACTCGTTGCTCTCACCGATCAAACCGCTCTTTTACCTGCGGCGATTTCGTACAACACAGACAAGGTTTTTCAACTCACGGGGGCATCCTCAACAGAGTTCGTCACTATTGTATCTCTGAAAGATGGTAAAGAAATTAGACCAGTCTCTACAAAGTACGCAACCGGACAAGGACTACTTGGAAATGCGATCAACAAAAGAACTTTCGAAGAAAGTGGTAACTACACTGTTTCCGGATTTCAGTGTCACGTAAGAGAAGCATTCAATGACGGAAACGGAAACAATGGTAAGTTCTCCGGAAGTGGAGCAGATGCAACAAGATTGAAGGCAGATTATGTCGCAGAAGTTGGACCTGGCGTTGCATACGTTTCGGGTGAAAGAGTCGAAACCGCCAACAGATTTAGCCTCATTGCAGATAAAGCTCGTGATACGAGAACTGGTCAAACAGTTACGGTTTCTACAGGTCTCGGGACTTTTATTGAGGGTAAATTCTCCGAAGCATACTTACCCGACATTGATGGAGATAATGCAAGTCCTCTCACCGGAACATACGAAGTAGGAACGACCGGACTTAGCATTTCTGTAACAAATATTGAAAAGGTTCGAGGAACTGGATTAGATACTGTTTTCAGATTCTACTATAATCTCGGAACAGCATCACACAAAAATGTGAATTCTGCTACATACATCAAAGACACTGTTGAATCTCCAAACGTACAATTCAATTCTATCGAACCAACCTTCAAGGTACACGGAAATAAGTTTGCAAATAAACTGATAGGACTTCCTAGAAAAGCCATATCGGCAGTTACGAGTGCATCCACAACCTTCGAGTTTAGAAGAGAATTTGCTGGATCTGGCAGTTATGGAGTTGATGTTACGAGTATCGCATCCGGAATCATAGTTCTCAAAACTCTTGGTGCCGGTGAAACTTTTGAAAGTACAACTCCAAACGATTATCTCGTTACTATCCCCGGCGTAGATTCTCCGGAGTCGAGATCATTCGGTACAGTAACTTCTGTTAGTTTGAACGGAGCAAAGACTGAGGCAACCGTTACCATGAGTAACATTACGGTTATTCCGGGCGGAAAAAACATTGCCGCGATTGCAACTCTCACAAAAGCTCTTTCTCTTGCAACAAAAACTCTTAACACTGGACACACCGTAAGTGCCGTTCCTTCGCCTGGAGGAATCACTACAGGTGAAGTAATAAATCTCGGTGTAACAGATGTTGTCGAAATCACCGCGATTGCCTCGAACAATAGTCCTCTTCAAGATTCTGTAATTAATCTTGAAGATTTCATTTTAGACAACGGACAAAGAGACAGTTCATACCAAAACGCCACTTTAACATACACCGGATCAACCACTATTCTAGGTGATATTGATATTACTTTGAATTATTTCAGTCATGGTGCCGGAGATTACTTTTCAATAGATTCTTATCCTTCTGCCTTCAAGGATGCGGCGGATTCCTATGACAAATTTCCTGTCTATAAAGGAACTCACCTTTCTGATGTGTTTGACTTCAGAGGATCAGGAGCTCTTTCATTGACTCCGAATACAAAGATCAAAACTGTTATTGGATACTACCTACCTCGTATCGATCAGATCGCAGTCACAAAGAGGGGTGAATATATTTTAAAGAAGGGTATTTCAAACGAAACTCCAGAACCTCCAAAACAGGAAACTGGAAGTATGGCTCTTTACAATCTATATGTAAATCCATACACCTACGATGCAACGAAGATTCGAAAGATTTCTGTTTCTCAAGAGAGATACACGATGGGTGACATCGGTGGTCTTGAAAAGAGAATTGAGAATCTTGAATACTACACTTCTCTATCTCTTCTCGAAAAAAGAACATCCGATAAGAAAATATTCGACTCGGTTGGAGAGAGATTCAAGAATGGAATCTTTGTTGATAACTTCAATGGACACAGCAGAGCAGAAGTGGACGATCCAAAACACGTTTGTTCAATAGATAGAAGTTTGGGTCAACTATTTCCTAGTATCGATAGAAACTTGGTTGAAGTTTCATTGGCTGATAATAGTCCTCAAGAAGAAGATAACTTGGTAAGACTTCCTTCTCTCGGAACTAAAGAAATTGTAAAACAGAGATTTGCCGCAGTTCACGAATCGGTCATTCCATACGAAGCAACAACCTATCGGGGTCTTATAGAATTGTCTCCGGCCGGTGATGATTGGATCGAAGACAGAAATAGACCACTCCTGAACACCGACAACGCCGACGGGTCTTATGACAACTACGAATTCTCTTCAAGGGGAACAACAACCCTTGCTACTGAATCGGTACACAATCGAGATGATATTATAGGTGTTCCATTCGAAATTGATGATTCGATGACGCAGCGACAGAAGTTGTCGGCGATGTTGTATAATACTCTGTTTCCGGTCATTGACAGGGCAACACCTCCAGCTTCAACTCCGAGTTATGGAAACACGGGTTCTTATGTAGATGGAAGTGTTGTTGAACCTGGCGCCATGGCAAAAACACCATCCGAGGCAGTCAAACGTGTGGAAATTGTTCCATTCATGAGATCTCGAAGAATATATTTCAAGGCGGTTGGTCTAAGACCAAACACTCGCCACTATGCATATTTCGATGATCATAACATCACTGCATATGCAACAGATTTGAACGGAGATGATTCTCCAAGTGCATCTAGTTTTGAAGATTTTAGGTATCGTAAATTGAGTAGTGCAAATAGAATCGACTTCTTCGATAAAACGGATGCACAGGTATTTACTGCCGCTTCGGATGCTCGTCGAGATTTGAGATCGAATAATGCTGGTATATTAGAAGGATACTTTGTTATTCCCAATAACAGCACACTGAAATTTCCTGCTGGTTCGACATATTTCACTTTGACGGACACTAACGATGGAATTGATGACAAAAAGATATTGTCTCAAGCCAAGGCGGTCTATCGAGCAAATGGTTCAAGATATGAATACTATGATCCAAGTGATGGAGATCCACATATTCCAAACCCAACTCCACCAGTATCAGATCCAATAGTAAATCCTCCGGTTATTATCGATCCGGTTGATAAACCATCCGATCCTCCTGTAACTCCAAATCCAGTTCCAGTATATACTTTAAGCGTTGATAATGATTTTGTACAGAACGGAGAAACTTTCCAATTCACACTTACAACTCAAAATGTGGTGAATGGAACAGTAGTACCGTATCGAATTCAAGGAGTCACAACCGACGATTTTTCACAGTCGCCGGGAGCAGATCAACTGATAGGTAGTTTTACTATCAATAACAATACTGCTACTTCGGATACTTTTACTCAGACTACTACTGATCCTCAAACATTTAAATTGAGTTTGTACGATACAACCGCTATATCAAAGTATGATGATGTTGATCCGATATATGTAGAATTGGAAAACAGTCAACACGCTCCTACGGATAATGGATATGTTATAACCAATTGGACTCCATTTGGGTGTACATACTTCGATCCGTTAGCTCAATCTTTCAGTGTTGGACTCTTTGGTATTGATGACAGTCCACAACTTCCGGAGAGCGTTGATAATGTTTTCATCAAATCTCTTGATTTGTACTTCAAAGCAAAACACTCAACTCTTCCTGTTACTGTACAAATTGTAGAGACTATCAACGGGTATCCTTATTCCGCAAAAATTGTAAAGAACGGTGCGGCGATGTTAGAACCTAGTTCTGTAAACATCAGTGATGATGCATCTTCCGCAACAACATTTACATTCCCAAGTGCGGTAATGTTGGAATCAAATAAAGAGTACGCCTTTATCGTAAGATCGACATCTTCGGATTACAGAGTTTGGATGTCAGAACTTGGAAATGAAGATGTAAGTAGTGGAGAAAGAATTGATAAAGATCCTTATCTCGGTGTTGCATTCCGAAGTGCGAATGCCTCTACTTGGACTCCGGTTCAGACAAGAGATATTAAGTTTACTTTGAATGCACACACATTCCTTGCGGCAGGTGAAACCACTCGAACAAAGACGGTTGGTCCGGCCGGAACGCTTACAGGTGCTTTCCAAACAATACCTCAGAACACACCATTCACGGTAAGTTCAGTTCAGTTTGGACCTTCTCAGTTCCTTCCTGCTAATACAGAAATATCCTATACTCTTGGTGTTGGAGGAAACAACTATTCTCTCACTCCAGACGGAGCAAGTCTGCATTTACCAACCGCAGTAACAGTTTCGTCTGCAAGTGATATCACGCTTGCCGCTGATCTGACAACCAAAAATCAGTATGCGACACCTGTTGTAGATCTTGATAAGATTTCTATTGTGTGTAACGGATATGTTATCAACGATGATGTTACAAATGAGACTAACGCGGCCAGTGGAAACGCTACTGCTCGTTACATCTCAAAGAAAATCTTCTTGAACGATCCTGCTGATAAACTGAATGTCTATCTTGGAGTAAGTCAACCCGAAGGCTCAAGAGTTCGTCTTTACGCTCGATTCGATGACGAGATCGCAAGTCCTCAAGTATTGGATCTAAGAGACGCGACTTGGACGGAACTCTCATCCAGTCGAATCTCCGATCTTTCTTCGCTAGGTGATAATACACCTTTTCAAGAGGTTGAATACGAAATCGATCCGACAAACGACTTCACTCAGTTTCAATTGAAAATTGTTATGACTTCAGGTGATGCGGCTCAAGTTCCATCAGTCACGGATCTCAGAGCAATCGCAACGATCTAATGTTGGAAAAGGTTCAGGGGAAACACAATCTAAGACGAGATACCGCATCCGGAGCAATCATTAATGTGAGCTCCGATGCGTATCACGCCGCAAGGATTCGAAGACAGAAGATGGCGGAAATGGATGATCTCAAAGGAGAAGTAAAAGAACTCAAAGATCTTGTATTAGAATTGTTGAAAAAAATTGATTGAAGATAGTATTATTATAAATAGAGAAGTATGGCCGTATTTGCAAATTTATATATTGATCAAGGATCTACATTTACCTCGACAGTGACAGTTGAAGATGCCAACGATAATTTGGTAAACATCACAAGTTATACAACTCGG